GGTCTACAAGATTTAAGATAGTTCTCACCGCCCAGTATGATGTTGTATTCATAGCCCTCGCAATCTATTTTGACATAGTCGGTCTGGGGCAATTCCATGCTGTCCAACGTTTTCATTTGTATTTTACCTTGACCAAAGCTGGCAGGGTCCACGTGACTGTGTCCAGTATTGTCGGCAGTGATAATCATGTTAATCAGACTATTTTCTGCACCCACGGCACAGTCGTGAATTTTTAAATTTGTTGCTGGAACATTTTTTACCAAACAAGCTCTAAATTCGGCCACTGGCTCAATCGCATGTACCTGTTGAAAAAATTGGCAAAGGTCTCGAGTCCACAAGCCCACATTGGCACCTATGTCCAAGGCCACATCGTGTTTTTTACAATAAGGTATACTGGCCCTGCGTACAGGTTCTTGATAAACTGGCTGGCCACCTTTTTCAATATTTCTAGACAACATTTTAGCAAAGTGTGTGTCTTGGTCCGGAAACCACCAGCGGTGTGATTGATACATTATAGTCCTAACAGTTTTAATTTATTGTCGGCTTTAAATTGACGACTAAATTTTGATTTGGTCATTGAATACTCTTTGTAATTCCTTAAATCAATATTGATACCTTTGTAGTTAACACGTCCAATATCAGGCTGACCCATAGAATTCCATGCCCGAACAAACGCTGTACTATCGCCATGCCAGATTTTATTGTCATTATCAAAATACTCAACAATGTCTTCAAAAAATTTCACAGAAGATTTACGAGCAATTCTCCAACTTGGCGTTATTCTAACAGGATCCCCTCGCCGGATCAATAGAGCTAAATCACAATCAAGGGGCGGCCATAGTTCATTGATACGAGCATCGGGTTCAGTAAGCCAATATGTTTCGTTAGGATCTGATTGTTTTAAAAATTCTAACCATGCAATTTCTCTATTATACACAATATTTTCAGAACTGGCTTCAATTCTGAATACTTGGTCACCCCAGCTGGGATGATCATTAATAGTAAGATGCACGACATCAATGTTAAAACTATGGGCATTGTCAACAAATCCTTGGAATAAATTTTTATACAGTCCTGCAGGATATTTTTCTGCAATAGGCCCATCTGCGTGATAGATTACAGCTTTCATTTTTTTCCTTTTTGTCTAAGCACCTGTTGCCAGTAAGGATGATTTTGATGCATGATTACTTCCTTGGGCCTGCTCATACCTTGTAGTTTACGCTCACCTTTGACATGGTCCATGTATAGCCCTAGTTCGCTGTTGATAAATGGGTGGCCAGCAAGACCCTTGTCTTCCCAGCTGGGATTTAAATTAAAAAACTTATTGTTGGGTTGATATTGTTTACGCACTATATCCCAGATATAGCTGTCATGCCATTCGCGTTCTTTAAAAATATCATCGGTGTTGTACATGCCCACAAATTTTCTAATAAAATCTCTAGTTTCCGGATGGCTTAAATTATAACCCACCCACCCACATTCCGAATGATATTTGTCACCACGACCCAGATAGCTGATCATGGAATCAGCAGGGCATACCTTGGACAACCATTCTAAAGGCACAGGGCTATGGGTGTGACTGTCAGCATCCAGCCAAATCATGTACCCGTCACTGAGTTCTTTTTCGCAGAGAGCAACACTGAATACTTTGTATGAAAATCTTACAGCATTCCAACGGAAAGATTTTTTAGGATTCCACACTTCGGGCGGTCCGTCAAGTCCGTGTGCTTTGGGATTGTTTCGGTGTCGTTCAACAAACGCACGAAGATTAGAACTGACTGCTAATAGATTGTGTACTCGGGTATTGGGTCTACGAACAATAGGCGTACAATTTTCCGCACAGACAATCAGATCAACTTCCGCCGGCCAGTTGGCTTCAAAAGTATCAATCATGCGCTGACCGTATTGTTTTAGACCTTCCTCATTAAAAGAGGTAATTACTGTATATTTCATGTTGGATATTTAGTGATTAAATCAGTGGCCTATTTTCCTTTGCAGTGTGCCAAAAACAGCGTGCCTGTGATGACAGCCATGCTGGACTCTTTGCGACAGGCTGGTATAAGCACTCAGGAAAACAGTTATGATGCTGACGCAGCCATAATATGGTCGGTGCTATGGTCTGGGCGTATGGCCGCCAATCAGGCAGTTTGGAGTCACTATAGAAGCCAGGGACGTCCTGTAATAATTATTGATGTGGGTGCCTTGTACCGCGGTGAAACCTGGAAGATAGCCTTGAATTCCATCACCGCTGATGGTTATTATGGACACACAGAAAACTTGGATTGGGATCGTCCTAGACGATTGGGCATCAGTCTGGCCATCAATCTAAGCCAAAATCCCAGGATTGTGATCGCCGCTCAACATGCTCGCAGTCTGCAGGTGACTGAACTGGCCAGCATGGAAGAATGGGTTGTCCAACAAGCAGAACGACTACGCACAGTCACTGATCGTCCTATTGTGGTACGTCCGCATCCTAGAAGTGCGTTAGACCAGACTGGGCTGGTACACTTGCCCTCGGACGTAGTCATAGAAACTCCTCAACGCATAGACAACACTTATGACAGCTACAACTTGGCTTTTGATTGTCATGCTATCATCAATCATAATTCGGGCCCTGGCATACAGGCCGCACTGGCAGGAACCAGACCTGTTGTGGACGTCAGCAGTCTGGCCCATCCTGTGAGCATACAAATAGAAAATATTGATCAGCCTTATAAAGTAGATCGTGACCAGTGGCTGGTTGAAATTTGTCATACCGAATACACGGTTAAAGAAATAGCGCAAGGACTATGGTTAAATCGACTAAAATCTCGTCTGTGATTCAACCTATTGCTGGCCCGGTTGATTGTGCCTGTGTAATACACGGAGATGCCTATGATTGGTCTTATGTAGAACGCCTGCACAACATGTTACAAAGAAATCTCAGTCACGGCGTGAGATTGCATGTGTTTACCGAAGCCACACGACCGGTTCCAGCACCCATGATCAAACACGCACTGTTAGATTGGGGCATTGGCGGCCCTAAAAAATCTTGGTGGTACAAAATGCAATTGTTTAACCAACAAAATCATGCTGGAGCTTTTTTGTATTTTGATCTTGATGTAATTATTGTTGACAACATTGACTGGATAGTTAATCTGCCTTTGCGGCATTTTTGGTCTGTAAAAGATTTTAAATATCTTTGGCGACCCACACATGCGTCTGTGAACTCCAGTGTCATGTGGTGGGATACCAAATTGTATGACCACGTATGGCGTGATTTTTTACGGCAAAATTTACATGAAATTATAAAACAATATCGCGGCGATCAAGACTACATCAACATGGCCATTTCAGACTCGCATCGTCGCTACATGGACTCTGAACGAGTAAAAAGCTGGAGATGGCAATGTCTGGATGGTGGTTACAATTTTTCAAACAGAATGTATCGAACTCCAGGGTCTGGCACAATTTTACCTGAAAATACCAGTGTATTGATATTTCATGGCAATCCTAAACCTCACAAACTAAATGACGCTGTAATACAGCAGCATTGGATCTGATGATAAATAACACTGGGAGATATCTAACATGGCTAACAGAACACTAAATTTTTACGGTATGGGCATAGGTCCAGAAACTGCTAATATTACAGTTTCACTGAGCGGAAACACAATTTTTTCTGGCACAATACCCACGCAGGCAACATATACACAGGCGTCGGACTACCAAGCATTGTTGTTTAGTACAACAATTGATACCAGCACAGTTGGCCCATTGCCAATGGTTTACACAGTAAACAGCCAAAATGTTGTGTTTTCTTTTATAACCAGCAATTATGTAACCATGCCCAATCCGGCGTATGACACCACACAACAGTCTGTGCTGACCACTTACGAAGATCCTCCAACTCAAGACTTGTTGAATCAAAAATATGCTATTTGGTCAACAGCTGCTGTTCCAGCATTCAGCGCAGAAGAAACTGCAACCATACTTGACGTAAACACAAATCAAACAGTGCGGTCAGACATATTACAGGCCCATGGCGCAAGTTTGAATATTACTGGGGATGGCGCTATAGGCTCTTGCAGTGGAAGTGCCGATTCCAGGACCAATGTTTACATAGACGGAGTAGTTCAAACAACTCCAGATCCAAGACCAGAAAGCGAAGCAAGCACATGGTACTGGACTGTGGCACAAGGTAGCACAATGACCTATGATTTGATCCTTACACCATCGACCTAAATCATATTAACGCTCTAAAAACCCTACTAAATGTAGGGTTTTTTTATGGTTGACCATTAATTCCCATTTTGCTATACTATTAGTATAATAATTAATAAGGAGTTTTAAATGGAATCAAATACAATTGCAATCGTTTTAATAGCCCTGGCATATGGTGCATTTTTGGGCTACTGTTTGGGTCGTTATCAAGGGTACAAAAACGGTGCCGATATAGCCCGTGAAATCTACCGCAGATAAGCCGGTTGACCAGAAATACCCAATATTGTATAATAGTTGTATTGTTAATAAAAAGGAGCTAACCTTGAGTACAGTAATTATTAAAAACGGAACATACCGTAATCAACCCGTAAACAACATAACCTTTTCCTTAGTCAAAGGGTTTCAAACAGGCGCCCGAGGAGGCTATGTGACTGTGAATGCAGATGGCTATTTTGGCCCAGATTTACCAGAAGTAGTTCGTATCAATGTAGATGGCATTGAAGATTTAGAATTTGCAGCAGGTGCAGTAATTGAAGGTGCTCGCGAAGTTGCACCAAAGACAGTGGCACCAGTGGAAACTGACGAAGAAGTCATGGAACGTATCGGTCAAAGATTTGACATTCTTGACCAAATGACCAAGGCCACAATTGCCGGCGATGTACGAGCAATGATTGTGGTTGGCCCTCCTGGAGTTGGCAAGAGTTATGGTGTAGAAAAACAGTTGGAGCATTCGGGCTTGTTTGACAAGCTAAGTGGTCGCAAGATCAAGTACGAAGTTATCAAAGGTGCCATGACTCCGATTGGCCTGTATTGCACTCTGTACAAACATTCGGACAAGAACAATGTGCTGGTATTTGACGACTGTGACAGCGTATTCCAAGATGACCTGAGCTTGAACATTTTGAAAGCCGCCTTGGATTCGGGCAAGAAACGTAGAATCTATTGGAATAGTGATAGTGCCATGTTGCGTCGCGAAGGCGTTCCAGACATGTTTGACTTTAAAGGTGCCTGTATCTTTATTACAAATCTACAGTTCCAAAATCTCAAGAGCAAGAAGTTGCAGGACCATTTGGAAGCCTTGCAGAGTCGTTGCCACTTCCTGGACTTGACCCTTAACACCATGCGTGATCGTTTCTTGCGTATCAAGCAGATTTACCGTAAAGGCGAACTGTTTGCAGACTACGATTTTACACCGGAACAAGGTGACATGGTAATCGAGTTCATGGAACAGAATCAAACTCGCCTACGTGAAATGAGCCTGCGTATGGCACTTAAGATTGCAGATTTGACCCGAGTTTCAGATACAAATTGGAGAGCGTTGGCAGCAACCACTTGTATGAAAAACTCATAATCGGTAGCTCCTGGACAGTGGCAACACTGTCCATTTTACAACAGGCACTTTGGTGCCTGTTTTTTTGATCTTGAACTGTAAATATGTTACACTAGCACATGATATTGACTATCGATCTCAAAGAGTTATCACTGCAATTTCGGGTATTGGAAAATCCCATGTCCCAATTATGGCTTGAACGCATGAGCCAGAGGCACTTGTGGCCCATGGACGACCCCCACAGATTTTACGGATTTAATACACAACAAGAAGATGAACAAATTGCTTTGGCAAAAATACAAGAATGTGTGCAAGGAATCAATAGTTGGCAACCCTTGGTCGAAAGATCGTTGCACACTGTCCGCGATCAAGATACCTTAAACTATCTTCACAACGTTTTTGAACAATGGCATGGCTTGCTAGATCAACATCCGGTGCATCCAGAGTATGGCCCTACACCTGTGGAGGTAAAACAACACCTGGCCAATTTAAATATCAGCGTCCACAGGTGCGAAAGTGCTGCACGTGGCAATCGTTCTAGATTTGTTTGTACCTGGTTTGGCATGCCAAAGACCAAAACATTACCTGTGGAAATTATGCAACAATTTGGAACTTTAAATCCCAAATTTGGCAGCGTATGTTTGAACTATGCTGAAATAGGCAAAACTCTCGAGGACCTTACACAAGATCGCGATAACTATATTGGTGAGGATGCGTTTCTACCATTCAATCACTATTCAGCAGATTTTAATGTTCGTATGCACGAGGAAACAGTTGGATATGTTTCTGACAAATTGGTCAGAATGCAAGAATATTATAATTTGCATAGAGATTTTTTCTTTGATCAAGGATTCACAACATTCCAAGATCCTAGACTATTACCTTTGCGTTTTCCTGTAGCTGATTTGATAGAAACACAACCCCGAGAACAACTGATCAATGCAATTAGACAACAACAACATATCACAAAAATAAGCCTACAATGAGAACAGCTACAATCATAATCCGAGACGAAGTAAACATCAAGATCGAAGGTCTCGAACTGGACGCTCGCCGCAGTTTAGTAAATGCATTCAAATATGATGTTCCGGGTGCCAGATACTTGCCCGCGGTCAGACTTGGACGTTGGGATGGCAAGGTCAGCTATTTCCAACTGGGTGGTAGCACTTATGTAAACTTGTTGCCAGAGATTATTCCCATACTTGAAAAGTTCAATTATGACATTGAGCTAGATGATCAACGTGATTATTTGACCACGTTTGAATTTGAACAAGTGACCGAACAAACATTCAGCCACATTGTGTGGGGCAAGGGTCATCCCTTGGAGGGCAAGCCAATGGAACTGCGTGACTATCAAGTCGACATCATCAACAACTTTCTTGAGAA